AGCCTTATAACGTTTTGAAGAAGTTACACTCATGCTATTTGTGTATTCTTTTCCACTGGCTTTGTAAGACACAATCAAATCACATTTGTTTTTTCCTTTATTATTATAATAACAACGAGATGTTTTCACGTCACCTTGTGTGGATTTATTGTATTTTTTATTTGCAATAATTAAAAAGATTCCAATAATAACCAAAATAATTGCAATTACCACTGCAAAAATCATTTAAATTGTTGTTTTTGCTTTTCCAACGGCATTTATAGTATTTAAAGTTTTTGTCATTTTATATAATAATTATGAAAAAAATATTAAATGAAAGTAAATATTTTGTAATTGGATTTATGATTGGTTTCACATTTACTGTATTATACTGCTGTTACTATATCTAAATGATCGTCGGGATGTATAACAATAATGTTTGTTTCATACATTTCAAAATCAGTTTGACATGAAACCTCATGTTTTTGTTTATTTTTATTAAATAAATACATTGAAATATTGGATAATAAAAATAAAATATTTAATGATGAGAATAAACAAACTAAAAATATTGGAAAAAATATTTCACGATTGTCCGAATCATTGTGTTGTTCATGTGACATGATAATAAATTCAATTTAATTATTAAAGTGTTTTATAATATAAATGACAAAACATTGTTTATTTTTTATTTATGGTGAAACGTTTCGAACTGGCAGTCAGCGTTCAAGAATAATTGGAAATGCCAAATCATTTGACGAACAAAAAAAGGCTTGTGATTCACATAATAAACTTATAAAACATTTGCAAAATAAGTATAATTATTCTTGTGATATTATTGTGTCAACATACACAACACAATATATAAAAGATTTAGAAAATTGGTATAATGTGAAAATATTTCATCAAGAAAATAACAAAATAAGACATAATCATTTAATTCATTTGAATGACATAAATTTGTCAAAATATGATTTTGTTTTTCATTTCAGACCTGATTTATATTTCAAAGATCATTTCATAACAAATATTTTTAACCCATATTGGAAAAAACTAATGTTTCCATCGGTTTGTTTCTTTTTTAATAACAGGCATATTACAAAAAATGGATTACCTCTTGTGAATGATACCATGATGTTTGTTCCAAAAAGTCTAAAAGAATTGAATTTTCATAAAAAACTCATTTGAGTTTGGAAAGTTTTCCAAAAAATATGTTTCCAACACATGTTGATTTCATGACACCTTATTTTTATGACAGTGATTCAGAAAAAGATAAAAATCCGTTTTATAAAATAGTAAATCGACCTGAAAATAAACAAACGTATACACCTATGTATTTTAATATTTATGATTATTTCAACATAAAATCACACAGAACACAAAATACATTTATATTTATGTTTGTTTTATTATTGTGTTGTTTGTTTATTAAAACAAGAATCATCATTTAATTCTTTTGTTGATTCTGTTTGTATTTCAAGTATTTTGCATATAAAATCTGGAATCACTGAATCATTTTCAATTTGTTCAAGTTGATTGTATATTTTCATAATTTCTTGATACTTTTGTTGGATATTCAATTTTTTACCGGCATGACCTTTTTTGTCTTTTTCTAAATTTGGATGACCTTTGGTAATTACAAAATATTCTTTTTCATATTTATCATTTTTTTCATGTCGATATTCAATAAATTTTGGTAATTCGGGAATTCCTTCGGGTAATGGAACAGCATTTTTTTGTCGTTTCTTTTTATTTTGATTCAAATTTTGCTCACTTTGTGAAGCCCAACGAAGATTTTCAAGCCGATTGTCCAATTTACAACGATTAATATGATCCACATAAAATTCAGTTTGTTCTATTTCTGAAAGTTCTTTGAGAATGTAACGATGTAACAATATATCCCCATCACGATGACACATTATATATCCATTTGAAGGACAATAATACCAAGAATATATTTTTAATTGATCCATGAATTTTGTGTCAATTATTATATTTTTTGTGCTGTCATTGCAAATCAAAACACAATATTGTGGATATTCATTTAATTGAACATATGTATTTATAACTTGTCCAAATTTACAACCAGATCCACGTTTTTCAAATAAAATTTTTCCGTTAATTTTATCATGTGATTTATATATATTGAATTGGTTTTGTGACGCCACATTTGTAGCACGACGTTTTAATTTAATTTTCTCAAAATCTGATGAAAAATTAAATTCACTCAAAAAATAAATTTGTTCATTTTTTATTATTATTTTTGAATATAATTCATCATTTATTTTGTCCATTGAAAATGTGTTTTCAATTGTGTTTGTTTTTAATATACCATTGTCAATTGTCCAAATATATTGCTTTATAAATTCAAAATCATTTTGTTTTATTATGAATCGGTTTGTATTTTCATTGCATAAAATTACGTAATAATTTTCATTATTAATTAATTTTACGTAAATATTTTTATTCCACTCATCCGATGAGGTGAAGATAATACGTCCGATAATATTTATTGAGTTCATGTTTATTTTTTATGTTTTTTAATATTTAAGTATATTTATCAATTACCTATTAAGATGTAAATCAACTACTTTCTAATTGCTAAAAGCAAGTCCACCCATACCAGAGCGGATACGGAGAACGTTAAGGTTAACAGCGTACACAAGTAGTTCACCAGCACCGTTTCCAGTTTGTGTTTTAAGACCATTGAGCACAAGGGTGACAGTGTCAAGACGAGAAAAGTTGCAAGATCCAGAGGGTTGGTGAGCTTCAGGGTTGAGGGCGAAAGAGTAACAGTACACGTATTTGTGGGGGATACGGGAGTGATGTTGGTAGGGTTGGACAAGACGGAAGTACGCGGCATCACGTTCGGAGAAACGGTCGTGACCGTTGAGTTGAAGTTTACCAGAGGTGAAGGATTCGTTGGCAGCCACGGCGTAAGGGAAATCGGCATTGAAAGCGGTTTGTTCGTAATCGAGCCAGTTGGCGGTCACGTTGGCACCGAATTCCACGGGATCGGCACCGTTGCGTCGGACCACCCACACAAGCTCTTTCACTGGGTGATTGAAGTTTAGGCGATGGTTGTTGTCATTGGTAGACTCGGGACCAGTGTGTTGGAGTTGTTCAATGAGGTATTCATGGGAGTTTTTGGCGAATAGGGTACGTTCAACTTGGTCAAGGTATACATAGTCCACGTACATGCGTAGAGAATCAAGCACGGGAACATCAGCAGCATTGGCACCAGTGTGGGTTGATTCTTTGGAAACAAGGTCAGCGGCAGTACGGAGTTTGACAATGATGCGGACTTCATGGTATTGAAGGGCAATGAGGGGTAGGGCAAGACCAGGGTTGCGGCAGAAGAAGAATTGAAGAGGAATGTAAAGTTTGTTGCTTTCAAGAGAGGCAGCACCAGAAGCGGCGGTACCGGCATCACGGCGACCAATCATTTCTTTGAAACCAGCACGTTTCTCTTCAGGGAGAGTTAGCTCGGACCAGATTTCGAGCCATTCACCATAATGTTTGTCAATTTGTTGACCACCAATTTCAAGTTCAACATATTCAATCATGGCGTGACCAAGAGAGTTGACCACGTTACCCACATTGCTGAAAGAGGCTTCAAGCCACACATTGGTAATAAGATCACCATTGCGGGAAATGGGGGCAGTTAGACGATTGCCAAGTTGAACAGTGCCATTGAAAGTTTGTTCAATGGATTCAATGGCGAAATTGGTGTGGCGACGGTGAGCCACTTTGAAAAAAGAAATATCAGGTTGTCCAGTTAGGAAGGCGTCTTGAGCGCCGAAAGCTACGAGTTGCATTAATCCACCAGCCATTTTTGATTATGAGTGTTTGTTATACATATAAGATTAGAAAAAAATTCTGGTTGAAAAAACATGAATGTGTCTAATAAAAATAAATTTTTATATAATATCAAATTAAGTTTGAATTTATGAGCATAACGTTAAAAAAATTCAACCCTAAAACCATACGAGACAATTCGATTTGTGTGTTTATTGCAAAACGTGGATCAGGAAAATCAACATGTGTGAAAGACATTATGTGTCATAAAAAATATTTACCTGTTGGAATTGTTTGCAGCGGCACAGAAGATGGTAATGGCTTTTATAAAAATTTTATACCAGATTCATTAATCTATAATGAATTCAGACTTGATGCGATCGAAAGTGTGGTAAATTCACAACGACTTTTAGTAAATCAAGGAAAAAAATCACCAGCATTTATTATTTTAGATGATTGCATGTATGATAAAAAATTTTTAAGAGAAACAGTGATTCGACAAATATTTTACAATGGTCGTCATTGGAACATGTTCTTTTTATTAACGATGCAATATGTCATGGACCTCACACCAGATTTACGATCTAATATAGATTATGTATTTGTGTTTCGGGAAAATATTTTGCAAAACCGTGAAAAGATTTATAAACAGTTTTTTGGAATTTTTCCTACATTTGACATGTTTAATCAAGTTATGAACAAATGTACGGAAAATTACGAATGTCTTGTTTTAGACAACACAAGCAAAAGCAACAAAATTGAAGACTGTGTATTTTGGTATAAAGCACGTAACATGGACAATGTTCAATTTAGAATTTGTCATCCGGACGTTTGGAGAAAACATAATAATAAATATAATCCTAAACATGATGAAAAACAGTTTGAAACTATCAAAAAACGTCTAGAGTCTAAGAAAAAAGACAATGTTGTTAATCCAAAAAAACCAGTTTATATGGTGGAAAAGAAAGAACAAGAAAAAACAAAAGGACCCATGGATTCATGCAAAGACTTTCATTCAAAACAAGTGTCTCGATATTCTATTTAAGCCGTTTCCAACCCTGTTTCCATGGACACCTTAATCACATTCATTTTTTCGTTGTTTTCTGTTTCATCCACCGTTTCAATCTCTAATGTATTTTCTCCATTTTCAACATTTCCCATTTCAAGTGCTGCTTTTTTGGCTTCTTCCATTTCTTTTTTAACTTCTTCAACCATCAATTTTTGTTCTTCATGAGCTTCATTTGCAATTTTCATTGCCTCTTCTAACTCAAATTGTTTTCGTTCTTCCATCAGTTGTTTTGCATTCATTTGTTGTTCTTTATATCCTTTAATAATACTGTTGAGTCCAGATTCTTGATATTCTTGATCTTCAATTTTATTTAGATCGGGTGGCATTAAAAGCCATTTGTACATATCAACAACATAAATATCAAATGATTTATCCAATCGCTGAATTTTTTGTGCATGTTTATTTGCAAGTTCTTGGTCTCTGAACACACCTCTGATTTTAACGGCACATTTGGTTCCGATATCTTCGGGTACATATTTTTGATTTGTTTTTGGACCAACCACTGATACAATGGCATAATGTTGATTTGGAACAGTTATTTCATCTTCATCTAAAAAATCAAATTTAATATTTGTCGACATTTATTATTTAATCAGAACAAACCTTTAAAATTGTTTTATTATGGATATTTATTAAAATGTAATTTTTCAAAATCATCATGATACCAATCCCGAATCATTTCACGTGTTTGTTCATTTAAATCATTGTACGTGAATGAACAATTTGATTTATTCACATGTTTGACTGTAATTGAAGCACCAATATTATTTAAATCTTCTTGTAAATGTGTGATACGAATCACATGATGTACAGGAAAAACAGAATTAAATATATATTCAACTTGTGGAATCCAATGATAATCTTAAAT